CTTCCGCTTCGACTTCGAGCCCACCTATGAGGACGTGGTTGCCGAAATGGGCGAGTTCGAGCCCCGCGAAGGACGCGGCGGCCCCGGCACCGCAGACACCAAATTCGCCATCGCCTGCCCCGTCTACAACTACGAGTCCGGCAAAGTCCAAGTCCTGCAAATCACCCAAAAGTCCATCCTGAAAGAGATCGACCAGATCTCCCAGATGGAGGATTACTCCAACCTGCTGGAGTGGGACTTCACGATCAGCAAAAAAGGCAGCGGCCTGCTCACTGAGTACACCGTGCGCCCAGTACCCCGCAAGAAAGGCAGCCAAGAGCACATCGACGCCGCCTGGATCGAGGCCAAATCCGAAGGTTTCGACCTCACCCGCCTGCTGAGCGGCGGAAACCCCTTTAAGGCCGCCTGATGACTGAAACCATTAGGTGCTCAACATGCCGTTGGGGCTGGGGCTTCAAAGATGATGATGGCGTGGTTGTCCGGGAATACGGGTATTGCCGCAGGTACGCTCCGAGACCTACTGGGTTTAATCCGCAATTAGAAGCTACCCAATGGCCAGTGGTTGCGGCTGTTGCGGGCTGCGGCGATTGGATGAGCTGCAAAATCTGATTCACTTAGCCCCTTTAACCGGGGGCTTTTTATTGTCAAACCGAGCTTGACAGGGTAATGTAGCTATGGGAAAAACTATTCAAATGGCCTCCAATACGCAAGACACACTGGCATCACTGCGTAAATGGAGACTGGAACAAGACAACTCTGGCCCCTTCCGGGTCTACCGAGACATTAACGGCAACATTTACCATAGTGTTACACACATCCTGAAGGAAACAAGCGACAAAACCGGACTGGAGCGCTGGGAAGCCCGCCTGGGACCGGTCGAAGCAAGCTGCCAACGGAATGTTGCAGCCACCAGGGGCAACATGGCCCATTCACAAGCTGAATACCTACTCAAAACCGCCCAACAGCTGGCACGCTCCACCGCCAACAAGCGCAACTCAATCCGCTGGGACGAACAAGGCCTGGCACGCATCCCGGTTCCCATCACGCAATGGGCACTAAAACGAGTCCGCCCGAATGTTCCCCGAGTCGGCTGGAGCGCCTCAGGTTACGCCCGCGGATTGTCCGACTGGATCGCCGAAAACGTCACCGAGATTTTTGCCAGCGAATTTTCCATTCACCACCCAGCAGGCTTTGCTGGAACCTGTGACGCCCTGATTGGGCTCAAAAATAACGAGCTGGTACTAGCGGACTGGAAAACCAGCGTGGGCCGCAAAACCAAGACTGATGATGACGGACTGGAACGCCTACCACCCGGACATTCCTACATCGACCAGTGCGGGGCCTATTCACTGGGCCTCACCCACCTCACCGGCCTCAAACCAACTGGAGCAGCCATCGTGCTGGCACGCCGCTGCGGTGCCCCGAACATTCACTACATGACGCGAGCCGAACTAGACGAGGCTGAAAACGCATTCATGGCCAGGGTGGAGCTTTACTTCGACCAACTCCAGTCCTCGCTTCAACGTGAAGCGTAATTATCCGTCATTCATAATCTCAATAAATCCCGTTTATTGACAATCCAAGTATTGCCTGGAACATCCATTCACCCAATACTTGCGGATCTCAAGTGTGTCTCAGAGTGAGATCCGCTGGTACAATGGTTGCCTGAGCGTGGCTGGAACCACCTCAGGCCGGACAACCTCCTTACCAGGCCGTCATGTCACAGTAACCGGGGCAACTTTGGCGGTACCTGGGTGGAACGTAAGCAGCGATGGCAGGCTCAAATCCGCATCAATGGTAAGGTCAAGTGGCTGGGATACCACCGCACCCAAGCGGACGCGGTGGCAGCCTACTGGCAAGCGGTGGAACGTTACGGGTTGGCTGATGTCCGCACCTTACGGGATGGCTGAGCTTTGCCGGCATCGCTTCGCGTCTTACGTGGGGCACCCGTTGTTGCCTTAGTCCTAGTGGCTGGCGCCTTAGGTGGTTCCGGTGTGCGCGGAAAAAGTCCCGCAGCTTGTGGAAAAAGCTCGGCGGGGATGTCAGCTCCGCCGTTGCAGCGCTGGCACGCCCGCCAGTACGGCACAAGCTCCCGCCATAGCTGCAGCGGGCCTTCCTTGCCGTGGGCTGCCTGCAGAGCCAGCAAATCAGCCCAGTCCGTAGCCTCAATGCTGGAACGTTCAACCGCCCAGCGCAGGTCGCGCAGGTGGCGCTTCTCAAGTCGCAACTGTTCGCGTTCCGCCTCTCGGCTCTCGCGCTGGCGCCCCTTGGTTGTCCACTCTCCTCCCGTCATTCCTGGGGCTCCACGTAGGCCGACTCAATGCGAGCGCCGCAGCAGTCACAGAAAAGCTCCGGATCCTCCCAATTAGCCTCAACAGCCACCAGGCCCCAGCCATCGGTGCCGGTAGTGGTGGCGATGCTCTCGCGCTCAGCGCTGGCGCACTTGTGGCAGCAGGCGCCGCCATCGTGAAACACGCCGAATAGCGGATAACCGCCAGGCCAAGCGTAAGGACTGGCGCTGAGCTGATCAGCGAACCGGAGGCTGCGTGATTGTGTCGTCATGGTTCCCTATGGGTTGGGGATACCCTGCGACAGTAGCACGGGTCGCAACCCTTGGCAGCTGGCGCTTATGTGGTACTGTATGGGAGCAAACCAGCAAGCCACACCATGGCATACCAAAAGCCCCGCCTCCGTCCCGAGCGCTTCCTAGGTTTCGACTGGAATCAGGCAACCACGCAACTGCGCGGTCTGGAACGGCAGCAAGCCCTGGCATTGTTCCAATGGGCAGCCCCGCGTTACAGCAGCCTTGGCACTGATCAGGCTGCCTACTGGAAGCGTTACGGCACCGCAGCCACCTACGCCCGCATCAATCGCGTCCGCACCTGGCTAGGACTGGAACCCTACGCCTGATGTGGTACAGTACCAACAGCCAAACCTAGGCACCATGAAGAACCGCACCACTCACCCCGCAGAATTTGCCGGCTGGCGTCCCTCTATGGTCGACGCCGCCCTATGGGAAACGATCCTGTGGGCCAGCACCGATAACGACGGCGAACCCTTGGAACGCCACCACGACATGTCCGCAGCCTGGAGAGAGGACATGGAAGCGCTGAACACGCAGTTCTACAGCTGGTGCGATCTTGCCGATGACGTAATGATCAGTCACGGCTTAGGCGAACTGGCGCTAGAGGATCTGCTAGGCGCCGACCGTGTGGAACATTCCTACGTGTTGGCGCGTGACGGTCACGGTGTCAGCATGGCCGACCGCTGGAACGATGGCCCCGAGCGTGACTGCTGCCTAGCGCTGGAATCGCTAGCGGTGCAACAGGGCGAGATTGGCGCCTACGTTGGAGATGACGGCCGCGTTTACCTAGCCTGCAACGCTTGACGGCTGGCCGCTTCCGGCTCTACACTCACACACGAGAACCCCAACCAAGGCTCACACCATGACACGCACCACACGAGCACAGCTTGACGAGCTGGCACTAGCACTATCCGAGCGCCACAGCGCCGAGATCTGGGTTCAGCACAGCGGCACTGGCTACGCGATCCGTCAGACCGTCGCCGGGAGCACAGCAGCATGGGAACATGCCTGCTGCCTGACTGCTAGCGAGGCTAAGCAATGGCTAGCTGGCGCACTGGCTGTGCACTCCATCACCCGTCGTGCTGCTGATCCCGCCGCTTTCTGAATCATGCTTTCTACTCTGACCGTTTGGGATGTGGAGCTGACCGATACGTTCGGCGGCGAGGCTAACTACAGCTGGGTGCGACGCGCTCAGCTGGCACTTCCACAGGATGCCAGCCGGCGCCAGATCGTAACGACTGCCAAGGCTGCACTGGGACTGACAGGTTGTCGGTGCCGAACGTTCGAGCACGGCGAGGGATTCGAGCTTCGCCCGGTCGGCTCGTGCACCGTTGCTTTTGTCTTGCCGTCTTACTGACTGGCGCTCCCACCGATCAACGGCCCGGCCTTAGCGCCGGGCTTTTTGCTGCGCGGTCTGCGGCCGCTTGCAAGGTTACAGCTTAAGATTGAACCAAATGGCTGCGATCTTAACAATGTCCGACAATCCGGAAGCTAACAACGAAGCGCCGGAAGTATCGGCGGAAGGTGAGAAGAAATACTCTCGGCCGTTCGGTAAGCGCAACCCCGACGCAGTTATAGAAGAACGCCGCAAACGTTTGTACAAACGCCAGCTAACGGGTTTGACCGTTCGGCAGCTAGTTCTAGATCATGCTGATCGTGAAGGTATCGGCGAAGTTACAGCTTGGCGCGATTGGGACGCGGTTAAACAGTGGAACGAACAGGATTGGCAGAAGGATAGGGAGTCGATAGTTTCACGTCTTCAGGGAATGCGCCTACGTGCTATCGACGTAGCTATCCGGAAGGGCCAGATCGGAAGCGCTCAGCTGCTGATGCGCGACCTTGGCGCGGTCGTTGGTGAGGTCGCACCGGAAGCTCAGGCAGCCGCTGCACCTACGCTCAATATCACGGTCGAAGACAAGCGCCAGGGCTAGGCAGCCGGCGCTTTTGTGATACAATGGGGGCTAGTCACACCAAGACTCCCATGCTCAACCGCTTCTCTCTTTCTGACCTTGGCTACGGCTGCGCGATGCTGCTGACTGTGACTGGCATCCTGGCCATGGGCGCCGACAACAGCCAACGGCTGGAACGCTGCGAGGCTTCCGGCCGACCCGCCGCCGAGTGCCGCCTGGTCGTGCTAGGCCGCTGAGGGTTAGTACAAATGCACTACGGGGGTAGGGTTAAGCCTTGCCCCGCGTGGGTCGGGTCCCAGGGAACCTACTGACATATCCTCAATTTCTTCTTCTGTACTACACCGGGGCAGGGGTTCGATTCCTGTAATACCCTAGAAGGTACCCATACCCCAAAAAATGCCCGATTCTGCTGGAGCACTCACCCTTCGCTACGCCCAAGGTGAGGTATTTTCCAGTCGAAAACGCTTCAGAGTGTTGGTAGCTGGCCGGCGATTCGGCAAAAGTTACCTGTCATGTATCGAGTTATTGCGTGGGGCGATCGAAAGGCCGGGCGAAACCTTTTTCTATGCCGCCCCTACATACCGGATGGCGAAAGACATTGCCTGGAAAGTCCTAAAACGCCTTGTCCCGAAAGCTTGGATCAAATCAAAGAACGAAACGGACCTCAAGATCGAGCTGGTGAACGGCTCAACCATCGAACTGAAGGGCACTGAAAACGCCATGGCCCTGCGAGGCCGCAGTTTGGCTGGCGTGGTGCTCGACGAAGCCGCGTTTATGGACGCGGAAGTCTGGTTCGAGGTCATTCGCCCCGCCCTCGCCGACAAACAAGGCTGGGCATTATTCATCTCCACCCCGGATGGCACCGCCAGTTGG